CTGAGATCTTCACGATTGTGAAGTACGCGACGGGCCTCATAACCCTGCTGTTCTCCGATTTGCTGGGCGGATTCATCATCCACACCGCAAACACGGCATTCAGCGATACCCTCCCCACTGCGGCACGCCTTGTTCCTCAGATTCAAGGGGCGCAGGTAGGGACGTGCATCTTCTTCACGATTCGCAACAACGGCACCGCCACGCTGACCATCGCGGTTGGTGTTGGTGGAACCGCGAACACGGGAGACACCCTGACGATCACTACACTCAACCAGCGCACCTTCATGCTTCAGGTGACTGCGACGGGTGATGCGTACGGCAACGGTGCAACATACACGCTCTACAGCCTGGGCTCGTTGGCGTACTAACTCAAAGGGCGCATCTCTTCGGGGGTGCGTCCAGCTTTTCAGGAGACGTTATGGACTTTCAGGAATATCCAAAGATGGTGTACCACCCCGAGTACACGACCGAGCACCACAAGATTGCTATCGCGCACACTCCTGAAGAGGAGCAATCTTTCGTCGACCAAGGCTACAAGCTGAGTCCTGCAGACGTATGCCAGTATAACGGCGAGAGTCGTGCGAAGTTCATCTCGCAACTGCTTGCGGCGAAGATTTTGCAGGAAGCGACGGTCAGCCAGTTCGTCTCGCTTTTGGACGAATATGACCATTCCGAAGACAAGCCGTGCGATGGATCGGGAACTGAGCGGTACCAGGACAAATGGGACACCGGCTTTTCGCAGGTTGGCGATCCTTACGGGATTCAGGCTGAATATGTGAGCCAATCGCCAAACCCTGACGCTGCGCTGCCGACGCAGGCAGAGGCGGACGCGATTGTTGCCGAAGACAAGCCAGCGGAGTAGTTGTGCCGATACCGGAACCGGGCACGTATCGCCCACTGAAGTTCATCCCGCCGCCCGGCGTAACCGAAAAACAGGCCAAGCAAGATCAACTTGCAGCCTGCTATGGAGTGACCATGCCAACACAGCAGTTATCTGAATCTGAAATCTCTACCATGCGTCAGCTTCTCGCCCAGCATGACTCGGGAGCGCGGAAGATGACTATCCACGACCTCAACAACCCTCCGAAGGCGCAGTACCGCTACCAGAAGTTCCCAATGATGGTCTACGACTTGGAGCACAGTTACCCGTCTCGCGACGAGCAGAAGCCGAAGCCGAACAGTCTAGGCATGGAAACGGTGCATGTTCCTGCGAAGGTTGTAACCAAGATCGTGGAATCGGAAGAGGGGTTGCAGGAAGCCGTCGCTACCGGATGGAGCACAGAAGCTCCGACGTTCACAGAAGAGCGCCACGAGCCTCTGAGCGCACAGTATGCGAATGAAGCGAGCCGCGTGGACGACCAGATCGAGGAACAGCGCGCAAAACGCGCCTACAACCGCAAGGTGGCGTAAGTGACAGCGAACTCCATCACCGTAACCGCTCTTTCGCTCATCAATGCTGCTGCCCAGGAAATCGGCGCATTGGCGAGCGGAGAGCAGTTGTCGTCTGATGACCAGGCGTGGGTGTTGCAGAAGCTCCAAAGGGTTATCGACACCTACAACGCCAAGCGGACGATGGTGTATGCAAACCTTTTTAGCGCATTCACTCTTACCGCGAATCTAGCCCCGCAAACCATTGGACCGACTGGAACTTTTGTTCTCAATCAGCGTCCGGTGGAGATTCCATCGATTGGCCTTGTGCTGAATCCCGGTGTAAATCAAGTGGAGATTCCGCTCAACAAGCGGGATAAGGATTGGTGGGCTGCACAACTCGTAAAGAACGTTACCTCCAGCGTTCCGACGGATTTTTACTATGAACCAGACTGGCCGAATGGCTCGATTTACTTCTGGCCGGTGCCGAATCATGTCAATGGAGTGTTGATTCAAACGCGGGGAGTTATCGGCCAGATGCCGACGGCAGCCGCCACGTTCACAATGCCTCCTGGGTATTGGGACTGCATCGCATACACGCTGGCAATTGCGCTTTGCCCGTCGTTTGAGCGGCAAGCCAGCCCTGAGTTAGTTGGACTCCAGAAAGACGCTCTGCGCGCTGTCCAGAGCAACAACATCTTCTCTCCGAAAGCGGATACTGGAGATGCTGGAATGCCTGGAGTGGGTTCTCGCGGCGGCTTCAATTATGTCTCAGCCCAGCCGGGTGGGAGCACGAAGTGAGGATCGGATTCGTCGGAGAAAGCTACACGGCGCGGTCAACGTCGGTCGCAGACGAGGAGGCGATTAATCTCTTTCCTCAGTCGGTAGAATCTCAAGCTGAGATTGTCCCAAATAAGGCATACGGTGGGGAGTCAGCTGCTGGCCTAAAGGCTTACTTCGGAACACCTGGACTCTCGATCTTCTCCGCAGACACAAACGGCGGCCCTTATCGCGGTAACTGGTGGACGGGCAGCCGCCTGTTTGGGGTAGACGGAGACACCCTCTATGAAGTTTCATCGACCGGCGTTCGGACTGCGATTGGCTATGTTGGCAGTGACGGTAAGCCTGTATCGATGGTCAACAACGTCAACCAATTGTTCATTGTGTCGAATGGGCAGGCATATTGCTACACTTTGGCACCCGGACAATGGGCCGCAAACACGGCCTTTACGGTTGATGCGCTGATTCTCGACGGGGCCGGGCATATCCAGAAGGCTATCGCGGCGGCATGGGCAGCGAGCACAGTCTATTCGGTTGGTGCAGAGATTGTTGACGGCAATGGGAACGTTCAAAAGGCATCTCAGGCGCAGTGGTCCGCAGCGACCGTATACGCGCTGAACGCTGCGATTGTTGATGGCGCTGGGCACATTCAGGAGGCAACGCAAGCGGCATGGACAGCCGGCACAACCTATGTTTTAGGTGCAGAGATCGTCGATGCCAAAGGCAATCTCCAGAAGGCTTATGCCTACGCTTGGGTGGCGAATACGGTCTATGCGCTCGGGTTTCAGCTTGTTGACAGTAACGGAAACATTCAGCAAGTGACGACGGCCGGCACGTCTGGGAGTGCTGTACCAGTGTGGGCTACGTCTTCGACGACGACGGACGGAACAACGCTTGTCTGGACCTATCAGGCGAGCGCGGCAGGCAATGCGGGCACATCGGGCACGACTGTTCCGGTGTGGGCAGTGGATGGAGCGACCGCCGATGTCACTGGAAGCACGCTATTCTGGTTCTACGAGGGGTCTGCGGCTGGTAATGCAGGCACGTCGGGCGCGGCCATTCCAATCTTCAACGATGCAGGCGGTACGGCACCAGATGGCACCGGAACGCTGGTATGGAGCGACCAGGGGCTTGCAGTCAACGCAGGGACTTCAGGGACCGCAGTACCGGTCTTCGGGACAGCCACGACATCAGACAACGGAACGCTGGTATGGATTTACCAGTCAGCCTCGAATGGAAGCGCTGGAACTTCGGGAGCGACTATCCCAGCGTTCAATGATACGCTCGGGACAACGCCTGACGGTTCTGGGACGCTTGTCTGGCAAGATAAAGGGTTGCAGCTCCTCAATGTGACGCCGCAACTCGCCGGAGCTCCGTTGCGAGCAGACTATTCTGACAGCTATTTCGTGGTGATGTTCGCCAACAGCAACAGGTTCCAAACCTCACAGCTTCTCGATGGAACGATATGGCCTGGTCTGTTGATTAGCGAAGTAGAAGTCTTCGCTGACAACATCGTGTCAATCCTATGCAACCACCGCGAGCCGTGGATCTTCGGAACGTGGCGGAGTCAGCCTTATCAAGACACCGGCAGCGCGGAAGTGTTTGACGTGATTCCCGGCACGATGATCGAAAAGGGCTGCGCAGCGACGTTTGTTCCTTGCCGACTGGACAATTCACTGTTCTGGGTCGATCAGGACGAGCGTGGGGCACTGTCGGCTTGGCGCTCCAATGGCTATACGCCGCAACGCATCTCGACCTATGCAGTGGAAACCGACCTTGGAACCAACACGCTGGCGAACATTCAGGCCATGACCTCGTATGCCTACGTGGATGCTGGGCATATTTTCTGGATTCTGTACGTTCCCGGCTCGAATTGGTCATGGTGCTATGACGTGGTGGAGGGTTTGTGGCATAAGCGGGCATCGTGGAATACGGAAAGTGGGACGTGGGGACCGCACGCCAGCTGGAATCACACTTACGCCTTTGGGATGCATTTGGTGGGCGATTGGGCGACCGGCAATCTCTACCAAATGAGCATGGGAACCTACAAAGATAACGGCAACATGATTCGCAGGCTGCGCCGCACGCCCACGATCATCAATGAGATGGCCAGAATCTACCATGCGGAGCTTACAGTGGACTTCGACATGGGATTAGGACCGCAGCCGCCTTTGACTGACGGAGAAGGAAACCCCAGACCGCCCCAGGCCGTGCTGCGATTTAGCGATAACCGAGGCAGGACGTGGAGCAATCAGCATGTGAGAGGGTTAGGATTGGCTGGCGAATACAATGCGCGTGCCATCTGGAGAAGGCTGGGAAACTCGCGCTATCGGGTATATGAGCTGGTTATCACTGATGCATTCCCTGTTGCGATAGTCGATGCGTACCTAAGGCTGGGCCAAGGAGCGACGCAAGCATGAGCGTGCAGAGCGCGATTCTCTCGACTACCGTACCCTCCGGCCCGTTGTTTGACCCGAAAACAGGCCAAGCGACCTTTGCGTTCATCAAGTGGATGCAAAATCTCACCCAACTCATCAACCAGGCATTCGACCAACAGGCGAATCTTTCGCCAAACTCGCTACCTTACCCTTCTCCCACTACGATTGGATGCATTTTTGCGATTGCGGCGGTCGCACATCAATGGATCAGTTCGATTGACGACAACGGGGAACCTCAACTCACGCAGCCAGCATTCGCGGATATAAGCGGGGTTGCGACAGAGGCACAGCTACCTGCTGCTTTAGTGCGGAGCGTGAATGGACTTGTTGGAGTCGTCGTTCTAACGGCGGCTAACGTGGGAGCGGACGCTGCAGGTGCAGCGGCGACAGCGCAGTCCAACGCTGAGACGTTCGCATCGAACGCATCGAATCTATCCAGCGGCACTGTATCCGCTACACTGATTCCAACCCTAAACCAGAATACCACTGGAACAGCGGCGAACATCACCGCGACGAGCAACTCTACGCTGACCACGCTTTCAGACTTGTCACTGCCTTACTCGCAGATTACAGGCACTCCGGCAACCGGAGTCACGCAGCTTGTGGCAGGAACGAACGTCACAATCAGCCCATCCGGGGGAACTGGCGTTGTGACAGTTAACGCGTCAGCAGCGGACAGTCTAGCCTTTCGCTGGTCTAACATATTTTCAGGAGGCTAAATGCTAGTTATTGGGTCTACAGACACGCTAGATGGAGTTGCAGGCACGGCAGCAGCAATCACTGTCACCGCGACGGGAGTGTCAGTCAACGCGACGACGGGCGCGGAGACGCTGGGCAAGCTCTATCAAGGACAGTTGCCAGCATCAGCGGCGGTACTTTTCACTGTCACTTCTGGCCAGTCCTACATCATCAAGACGATTTCGGTGACGAACAGTACGGGAAGCTCAGTATCGGGCGTTCAGCTATTCCTGTCCGGTTCGGCTGGGGCTAATTCACTTGTTGGCCCATTCACGCTCGCGGCTGGAAGCACGGCAACGTTCAGCGAGAATGGGTGGTCGGTCACAGATACAAACGGGCAGCGTCTGAATGGTTCGATCACCGGAGGAATTACCCAACTTACGGGCGATGTGACGGCGGGGCCGGGAAATGGGCCGCAAGTGGCAACGGTGGTACATGCCCCTGCTGCTGGAATCACAGGGACAACCTTAGCCGCCAGTGTAGTTGCATCTTCTCTTACCTCAGCAGCGGGAGGAACCTTTGGCACAGCTGCGTTTACTGCGTCTACGGCTTACGATCCCTCTGGGGCAGCAGCGGCGGCTCTGACCTCGGCTGAGACGTTCGCCGCTAACAGTTCCAATCAAACATCTGGAACTGTGGCTGCTGCGCGACTTCCCGCAATCAATCTTGCTGCCTCGGGAGCGGGTGGGGTAACTGGAAATCTACCAAACGCGCAGGTGGCTGGACTTGGTTCTGCGGCGCTTGAGCCAACCTCATACTTTGATTTGGCAGGTGCGGCGGCGACAGCACAATCAAACGCTGAGACTTTCAGTGCCAACGCCTCGAATCTCACCAGTGGAACGGTTGCCATCGCTAGGCTTCCAACAGGCATACCGAATTCCAATCTGGCGAACAGCACAATCTCCGGCATAGCGTTAGGAAGCAACCTCGACACACTGACCATCGACGCAACGCATCTTACGGGCACATCCTACAACGGATCGGCACCTGTAACCATCGCCACGGATGCGACAAGCGCGGATACGGCATCGACCATCGTGGCGAGGGATGCGACTGGCAGCGTGGGCGTCACCAATGTAAATCTTTCTTCCGGCATAAACTTCGGCACCTACTCGGTCGGCACCAACCCTGACGGTGTAGCCGTGGATCAATCCGGCAACGTCTGGGTTGCGAACCAAGGCTCAAACAACGTAACCAAGCTGAGCAGCGCAGGGGCCACGCTAGGCACCTACTCGGTCGGCAGCAACCCTATCGGTGTAGCCGTGGATCAATCCGGCAACGTCTGGGTTGCGAACTATGGCTCAGCCAACGTGACGAAACTGAGCAGCGCGGGAGCCACGCTAGGCACCTACTCGGTCGGCACCAACCCTTATGGCGTAGCAGTCGATCAATCTGGAAACGTTTGGGTTACGAACTCTGGCTCAAGCAGCGTCACGAAGCTGAGCAGCGCGGGAGCCACGCTAGGCACCTACTCGGTCGGCAGCAGCCCTGTCGGTGTAGCCGTGGATCAATCCGGCAACGTCTGGGTTGCGAACAATGGCTCAAGCAGCGTCACGAAGCTGAGCAGCGCAGGGGCCACGCTAGGCACCTACTCGGTCGGCACCAGCCCTAACGGTGTAGCCGTGGATCAATCCGGCAACGTCTGGGTTGCGAACAATGGCTCAGCCAACGTAACCAAGCTGAGCAGCGGTTCAAACGGGGTGCTGGTTCCGCTGGTGCAGAACTTTTCGCAGAATACGAGCATCTTGCTAGGAGTTGCCGCCACTAGCGTTACGGTAAGCAACTACTCTGTGCCGGTCAACATCAACGGAACCACGTATTATATGCGGCTGAGTTCCACGCCATAAAGAGTTGAAGAGGCGGATGGACGGGATGAAGTAGTAGTCTACAATGGGAGGGAAGTGACATGAACATACTTGAAATTATTGAGCAGGAAGTAGGGGTGAAAGTCACCCTCGAGACGCCCGTCGAAGAATTGCCGGTCGATTCGTTGGAGTATCTCTCGCTGATGGTGGCTGCAGGAGTAGATTCGAGAAAAACCTACGCAACGGTAGGAGATATTGCGAAGGATATGGCATGATCGTGGTGCAGACAGAGCCGTGGATCGCCATCGCCGCCGAGATTGAGGACGTAGCCGCGTACCATTGGCAGGATTTAGCGCTGGACAAGCTGCTCTTTGAGCGCGATCTTGACCATGCGCAGTACAGGCTCTTGCAGGAAATGGGTAGGCTGGAGGTGATCACAGCCCGCGATGCTGGGAAGCTAGTGGGATATGCAGTTTGGTTCGTCATGCCGCATCATCTGCATTATCAATCTTCGGGCCCGGTTGCCCTGGCGGATATGTACTTCATTATGAAGCCCTACCGCAAAGGTGGCTTAGGGGTTAGACTGTTTACTGAGTCTGAGCGAAGGTTGAAAGAGCGCGGCGTTATCCGCGCGCATACGAGCTGCAAAGTCCATGAAGATCACACCGCATTCTTTGAAGCGATGGGATGGACTCAGACGGATTTCACCTTCAGCAAATTGCTTGTATAATTAGCGCAAATTCAAGTGACGAGTATCAGCGAAGTATGGTGGTCGCGCACCGATTCAGAAACAAGAGTCGGAGGCGTAAGTGAGCGTAACAGGTGGCATTATCGCGGGAGTGGGGCTAGCCGGATCCATCGGCGGCGCAGCGATTTCAGGTAACGCCGCAGAGAATGCCGCCAGCACTCAGGCAACCGCCGCCACACAAGCGCAACAGCTTGAGGCCCAGCAGGAGCAGCAGGCCCTCACCTTCAATGAGAACCAGTACGGACAGACGCAGGCCAACGAAGCGCCTTATTTAGCCTCTGGCAATGCTGGACTAGCGAATCTGGATTATTTACTTGGGGTTGGGACGCCAACGACCTCGGGCGCGTCTGCGGGTACGCCTGGATCGTTCACTGGAACCAACGGAGCTACCAGCGGAACCACCAATCTCGGCTCGATGGTCAATCCGAGCCTTGGCGCAGCGGGTTCGCTGACTGCACCGTATTCTGGGACGTTCACCGCACCCACTGCAGCGCAGGCGCTTGCTTCCCCTGGCGAACAGTCTCAGCTTCAGCTTGGCGAGCAAGCCCAGCAGCAATCGGCAGCGGCGCAAGGCAATCTTCTAACAGGTGGAGAACAGCAGGGGCTCAACAACTACGCTCAGAACCTCGCATCGACCAATTATCAGAATACCTACAATAATGCATATAATACCTATGCAACGGGGTATAACCAGTATCAGCAGCAGCAGTCAAACACCTACAATCGGCTTGCTAGTTTAGCTGGGATGGGGCAAACTACCGCGAACACGCTGGCCACGGCTGGGCAGAATGCAGCAAATAATGTCTCCAACACATCTCTCACGGCTGGAGCGCAGCAGGGCCAGCAGATCAACAACGCGGGGGCTGCGAACGCTTCGGGCATCGTTGGGGCCGCGAATGCTTGCGATGCTCAATAGTATGTATTCCAATAGCGCCTCCAACCCCTATAGTTCCGCAGGACTGGCCGCGAATCCAATTCCAACTACCCCAGATAGCATGTATGACTCGGTGAACGGATAATTATGGGAACATCGATACCATTAGTGGCACTTGACGTAAAGCCGCCAACAGAACAACCCGACATACTCCAAAACTACAGCAAAATCATGCAGTTGCAGGGGATGCAGCAGCAGCAGGCTCAGCAGGCTGCGATGGCACCTATACAGCAGCAGTTGGGGCAACAGCAAGTGCAAGAAGGCCAGCAGAACCAAGCGGCGCGGCAGGCGCTCAACCATGCCTATTCCGGGGCAATGACGAAGGACGCGGACGGGAACCCGACAATCGACCCCAACAAGCTGGCATCGGGTCTAGCCAATGGACCAGCGGCATACCAAACGCCGCAAGTGATGAAGGGAATCACCGACTTTCAGACGAGCAGGATCGAACTTCAGTCTAAATCGGCCGCATTGCAGCAGACGCAGGCGGACATGCTCGGCTCCGCTGCTTCGGCAATCAAAGCTGCGAACTATGATCCCACTTTGGCGCATAGCATGCTGGACTCCCTTCCACAGACTCCTCAATTGCAGCAGATTCGCCAGCAGATCGATAATCCGCTGGCGTTGAAGCAGGTCGTCGATTCGGCACTCTTGAACTCTCCCGCGCAACAGAAGATGCAGAACGAGCAGACGGTTGCCAAGCTGCGGTCAAACACTCCAGAAACTCAGGAGATGAATAGCTGGATTACCACTGCAAACGCAGGAAAGAATCCCGGCGACCCCGGATATAAAACTCCCGCAGACTATCAGCAATTCAAGGTAGACCAAGGAGTGCAGGCAGACATCCAAAAACAGACCAGCCCGGCAGTTATTGCCGCCGCCGCGCAAAAGGCCGGAGCAGAGGAATCCGCCCGCATGCCTGGCGAGATGGCGCTCGCGGCGCAACGTCAATCTCTCTCGCAGGGCGATCCGAAGGCGGCAGCGCGGTTGTTGGTAAATGGCGATGCAACACTGTCCGAACTTAAGACTCGTGGCGCTACACCGCAGTTCATCGAACAGGCGTTGCAGTCGGCTCACCAAATGACTGGCGGCCAATACAACGCGCAGCAGGCGGACGCGCAGTTCCAAGTTGCTAAGTCGCCGGCGCAGGTTGCTTTCTTTGGTTCAGCCCAATCGCTCACGAATAAGGGAGGAACTCTCGATCAACTGCAAACTGCAGGGAAGCAAATTCCGGGTGGCTTGATTCCTGCGTTCAACAGCCTCGCCGATTGGGAGAAAGCGGCTACGGGCAGTGGACCGATTGCGAAGTATGCCTCTATCGCGCTGGGTGTTGCTGATGATTACGCTAAGGTGATGGGAGGAGGCGTGGGCACGGATGCATCCCGTCTCCAAACCTTGAAGCTGGTAGGGGCAAATCAGAGCCCCGATCAGCGCACGCAGGCTATTCAGGGCATACATGGTGCCGTGCAATCGCAGATTTCAGGGCGTATCGGCGCCAACCCGATACTCGGGCGCATGTATGGCGGTCAGCAAGGCGGCGCAGCGCAACCTACCACGCGTTCTGCTGCCCCTTCGGGTGCTACGCACATTGCCCCCGGCTCTGACGGGCATAACCATTACACGAACAACCAAGGGCAGGATTTGGGGGTCGCTCCGTAATGAGCACGACCCCCGTCACACTCGATATGTCGAAGGCCCAACCTATCGGGCAGCCGGTCACGCTTGATATGTCCAAGGCGCAGCCAATCCCCCCCGACGACAGCAACACCAACAGCGAAGGCACGTACAAAATGACGGGTCCAGCGGGAACATTCAATTTCTCCTATGGCAATGTGGAGGGCGCGAAGGCCGGCGGATACTCGCTAGTTGGGCCAGATGCAGATCGATATCAGAAGGACGCCGCAGGCGCTGCGCCTGACTCTAGGAATTGGTTGCAAAAGGGGGTTGATGCCATCGATACGGTTACGCCCGAGCAAGAGCAGGGACATGGAGCAGTAGTCAATGCATTGCAGAAGTTCGGCGCTGGCGCTATTCATGGAAGCGCAGGGGTTTTAGTCCATCCCATCAATGCACTGGAAGGTATCGGGAGCGCGATTGCGCATCCCGTCGACGCTGCTACCTCTTTAGTGAAGGGAGCAATCAATGATCCCGCCACGGCTGCTGGAAATATCGTTGGAGGCGCGGTGCTGGGAGAGGCTGGTGGAGCAGTTGGTGAATTAGCGGGTAAAGTGGCTCCAGATGTTCTCGGTCGTGCAGTCCTGCTCGGGAAAACTCCTGCCGATGCATATGAGAGCGCGTTGAAGCCATCGACGACACTTAGTCAAGCGGATAGGGCTAGCATCATCCAGACGGGACTACAGCAAGCGATTCCAGTCTCCAAGGGTGGGTTAGAGAAAATAGGCAACCTGATTGACGATTACAATCAGCAGATCAAGAATGAAATCGCGTCTGACCCAACGCGGCCTATCGATCCGCAAGCTGTTGCAGTCCGCGCCGATGCGGCTAAGGCGAGATTCTCCAATCAGGTGAACGCTCAGCCCGACTTGAATGCGATTAGCGGATCGCAGCAGCAATTTCTAGATGAGCAGGGGGCCAAGCCCGGAACTCCTGGCGTTGCTCCAAAGCCGACAGGATTGTTCGATCAGTATGATAAGCCGATTATGAGTAGCGGAACCCCCGCTACACCTCCGACTCCTGCGCCGCCCATGAATGCAATAGACGCACAATCCATGAAGCAGGGAACATATCAGGTCCTAAAAGGCAAGTTTGGGGAGCAGGGTAGCGCGTCAGTAGAAGCTCAGAAGGCGTTAGCTCGCGGGTTGAAGGAGGAAATAGCTACTCAGTTCCCTGAAATTTCCAATCTCAATGCAGCCGAATCGAGGCTACTCGATCTTCAGCCGGTTTTAGAGCGTGCCGTCAATCGCACGGCGAATCACCAGCTTATCGGCATCGGCACTCCCATTGCGGGAGCGGCAACCAAAGCGGTAACGGGAAGCAGTGGTCTGGGTGCTGCCGCAACCGTCCTAAAGGCTACCCTCGACAATCCAATGGTGAAGTCCAGACTCGCAATCGCAGTCAGTAAAGGAGGAAATATCCCGTATTCTGAGGCGATGGGAAAGGTAGCGGCATATAGCGCAGCATTGGCTAACGCGACCGAGCCGCCAACTCAATAGCCCTGCGTTTACGGATTCTCGCTACGTCTCTGTCGTCCACCCAATTAAGTAACATCTTCACGGCACATCCTATGATCCAGAAACAAGCGAAAGATAAGGCGAGATCGAACATGATCAGAATCATACAGCACCTCTACACCGTTTGATGCCTCCAGATGTACCAATGAACTCGAACATGCCGAAAATATACGCCAAAAACGGAAAGCCCATGAAAATCGCAACGATAATCCGAGCACTCATCCTAGCCGCGCTTACCGCGTCTGCATTCGCTCAAGTTCCGGTAACTCCCGTCATAAACCCACACATGACGTTCAACGACACAACGGGCTTGGCGTGCGCGGGCTGCTCGCTGTACAGCTATGCCGCTGGCTCGACCACACCCCAAGCGACATACACCGACTCGACCGGCGCGACGCAGAACACAAATCCGGTCATCCTTGGCACCGATGGCGGCCCTCTGACGCCCTCTGGCACGTCTGGAGCCATCTGGCTAGGGCAGAACGCCTACAAGCTCGTCCTGATCGACGCTGGCGGCTCTACCGTGTTCACCGTGGACAACGTGACAGGAGGCGGACTGTTCCCTTGCGGTCCTGCGGGGGCTATCCAGATTGCGAATAGTGCCGTGACTGGCCTAACCTGCGATGCCACGATCACGATCAACCCCTCGGCACATTCAATCAATGTCGGAACACTCCCAACCGCGCACGTCAGCATTGGAGCGCTGGGAACTCCTACCGCATGGAACTTCGATACCACAACACCAGCGACAGCGGCATCTTCCCTTGGATTGAGCGCTTCAGGCACCGGCACGATCAATCAGCTTGCCTACTACCCAGCAGCCGGCAACTCCACGAGTGGAACCAGCGTCATCCCAGCAGGAATCACAGCCACAACACAGACCCCTGGCGATAACAGCACGAAGCCAGCGACGACGGCTTATGTCGCCCTGCCCGGAGCCATCAACCCGACTGGCGTGAAAATTACAACTGGCGTCTCGATGACGGGCAACCAGGGAAATGGCACGGCTGTTCAGCATTCGACGGGCCCTACCGTAAGTGGGGACTGTACCAAGTTCGATGAGAACGGGAACACTATTGACGCGGGTATCACATGCACAATCGCAGTGACGCAAAGCGCTAATCTAGCTGGCAGTCGGACATCTGGGACTGCATATCCAAACACCACTACTTTGCCCATGTTTGTTTCAGGGAACATGACGACGGCCGGCAGCGGTACTGGCAGTATTGTCTGTCAGGATGGAACCACCTCCCTCCCTACGTTAGTTTTGTATTCTCAAGAATATTCAGCCACCGTGTCAGGGGGGGCAGCCGCATTCTCCTGCCTCATCCCTCCGAGCTATTACTACGAGATCATTGTATCTGGAGCGGTGGGGGGAACCCCGTCGAATTGGTACGAAACCACTTTCTGAGGACTAACATGAAAAGACTTATATTTCTGATTTTATTGTGTGTGCCCGCCATTGCCCAGGTGCAGATCAACAAGGGCGTACAGATCGGGGGCGACGATGTCGGCGGCGGCGGCGGCCATGCGCCGGATAATACTGTGTTGGCTGGCCCTGTACTCGGAACAGGAGCCAACGCTGCGCGTATCCAGTCGGCAATGGCTTACACCACAGCAACTAATGGATTTACCACGTCCATCATGCTGCCCAATGTAATTGCTGGAGACTCTATCGTCGTCGCCTCGTCTTGTTCGGGGCTTAATGCAGGCGTCTTCAGTGATTCACAGTCGGATGTGTTTATAAAAGACAGCAGTGGCGATACTATCACGAATGACGGAATTAGTTGGGGTCACGTTGCAAGCACGGTCGGCGGAAACACAACAGTCACGGTTACCTACACTAATACTAATGATGCAAGCTGCTTTGCGATAGGCAACGATGCTCCGTTCCTATGGGCAGCAGAGTACACTCCTATAGGAACTTTTGAAACTTACGCTACCTATAGCTGTATACCGATCTCCACGCTGCATGTTCCCACAGGTATATGCAGCACATCCCTAACCACCACGTCAACAAATGATTTGGTTATCATATTGGGCAGCTATTCCGGCGACACCCCCGATGTCAGTCCGACCAGTGTTTCTATTCTATCCCCAAATTTTTCACCAATGGGTTCTCTTATTTACCCACCGGGTTTAGGTAGCTACTCGGGGTTTGTCGTCGGGGATGCTGGAGGTGGAGCGGCAGGATCGCAGTCCGTAACTGTAGCGGGTTCTCCCGCCTATTATGGAGTTATCTACAACGTGATGTTAGCCTATAGGGTGCCCGTAGTGGCTCCCTCCACAGGAGAACCAACCTATAAGGCAATCCAATCCTACGATCCTTTCGGAACAGCGGCGGCATTGACTGTAACCCCGCAAACTGTCAGTGCCTTGTGGAACTTCAAGGCGGGCGACCTGCAAGTTGGCAGTGTACTTCCATGCCTTGCGGATGGAACAGGATGTGGATATGTGCGGGGCAATCTTTCTCTCACTACGGCAACTAGCGATACCGCCTCGATCACCGGAGTTACAACCTCGTCGGCCTGCACATTTTCCCCATCTAATTCGACAGCTGCGGCGGCTACTGTGATTGCATACGTTTCCGCCGTCACTACAAATTCTGTGATGATTACCCACGCCGCAACAACGGCCAATGGCGGAACATTGAACATAATCTGCACGACGTTCTAGGAACAGTAAGCGGCTGTCCAGTAGCCGAAAGGCACACGTGAAAGCGTGGTAGGAACGCCCGAGAGGGTGCCGTGAGTAAAATCGAAGACCAGAGAGGAAGCATCAATGCCCGACGTCGAAGAACCCCGGAAGGTAGTCACCGAGAGGAAGGTAGCGACCTTTTCTTCGACTGTAGTGGTAGCCATCGTATTCAGCATCGTCGTGCCCTTTAGTGGGTGGGTGTTGAGTTTGTCTGCGCGGGTTGCTGTGCTCGAGTCAAGGTCCGATGCGCTTTCCGGCGCGGCGACCCAACTAGCAGCCATGCAGCAAGAGATTCTCGACTTCAAAAAGGACTTCGACGACCTAAAGGATGATATGAAAAACAAGCCTGGATACACGTACCGATATCCAGATGACAAGCAGGGACCAAGGGTGAGAGATGAATAACTTCAATATCGCCTATTTGTGGATGCTCGACACGATGACCAGGCAAGGGAGATAGCTGTGGCAGATTTTATTACTTGTTTCAACTGGATGCTTCCGAACGAAAACGGGAAGCCGCCCTACGAGAAGAATCCAGACGGCTGCCCCAAGGGATGCGTGGGACCTTGCTATGCCATTGCGGGGGTCAACAGTGGAGCGTTCCCCGCGCAGTTTGCTGCCATCGCCGCAATCCCACAAGCCGAGCGTGGCCCAGCTGTGCAGCACTTCTATCTGACAGAGTTCTGGAATAGCTGGTTTGCACAGATTTCCAGCAACGGGCTGGCGCAACGCATCTTCGACGAGGCTGTAAACGCTGGCGAGGAAACGGCGGTACTGATTTTGCAGAAAGCCATCAACGTACTCTCGGCAATTCACGTTGCTGTAGATGGTAAATGGGGGCCAACCACGGTAGCAGCTGCGAACGCCTGTAACCAACTTTCCTTGACTGGAGAGTTCATCCAATTGCGGTGTGCGCACTATCGAGCTATCTACGCGTCGAATCCTACCAAGTATGCAAACGATCTGGCTGGATGGTTAGCGCGAGCAGAGAAGTGAGCGGCGAGATATGGAGGCTACTGGACGTGGCAGAGAAGAGAGCTTTGAGTCGAGAGGAACGGTTGGCCGAGGTTGAGGAAGATAATCGGCAACTTCGCCGGGCGCTCTTGGTTGCGGAGGCAGATGGAAGCCGTCTACGCAGGATTCTCGAAACGATGCTGCGAGCCTCGTCGATCAGGGCAACATGGAGGAGGGATCAATGAATACCGTAATGCAGCACCCGTTCGCAATCGTCGGAGCGTACTTCGTCTTCTCGGCCATCGTGGGCGGGATGCCGGTGCCAACTTCAACCTCATCCTCTGGCTATGTCTGGATGTATAACTCGCTGCACATCTTGTCCGGGAACCTCACTACGGCGGTGCAAAAGGATTTCCCCGGGCTGCAAGCCAATGTCGCGGCTACGCAGCACGTCGAAACAGACACGGTGATTGCGAAACAATAGGCGAAATTCATCTGCCAAGCATCCAACTTAGCGATACACTAACGGCACGAGAACCACCAAGGAGTATCAAAATGGCAAGCTTCAAAGGCATCCTCGACACAATCGGCAACGACGCGAAGAAGGTACTCGCGTTCCTCGGATCGGCATCAACACAGAAGGCTATCACGGTGGTTGAAGGGGCTGCAGATACCGTTGTCGCAGTCGTCAATCCCGCGTTGGCCGCTCCTCTTCAGGCTGCTCAGACGCTCATCAACAACTGGATGGCGGAGATTTTCAAGGTTCAAGCTTTGGCCTCGGCTGCGGGTTCGGCTTCTGGATCTGGCACTACGCAGGCGGCTGCTGTGCTGACCACTATCGTCCCACAGGTCACGTCCTTCCTTCAGGCGCAGGGACTCAGCACGGCGAACGTCACCGCGGAGGCTAATACCGTCAACAGCGCACTCGTTACCGTCTTCAATACGCTCGGATCGGCTGGCCCCGCTCCGGTCAAAGCGGCCTAACCTTTGCGAGACGGGTATGGCACAGTCGAGCTCAACTGGTGCTATGCCCGTCCGTAATTCATTGAGGTAGCATGACACCCCCTGAAAAATCAGCCATTGCCTCCCACGTCGCGGTGATTATCCTTTGCCTCGTCGTGGCCGGCTGCGCTGGACTGATGACGTGGCGCGGGATGCACACGGTGGATCAGGTCAACGCCACGCTGGTCAACATCAACCGCCCATGCAAAGGCCCAGACGGTCCGGATGCGTGCGGTACGCTGGCTCAGGTCAACAAGGGTGTAATCCGCATGGGCGACCTGGCAACGACGGCCCAGATGCAGGTCAAGCAGTCCGGCGTGCTCATCGCAGCCACAACCAAGAACCTCGACGCCATCGGAACCAGCGTCACGGCTACGATGGGACATCTGAATGGGACGGCGGCCGCGCTCGCTACAACGGCCAGCGCCGCCACAGACTCGCTCCACACGCTATCGACACACACTGCGACGGCCATCGACACGGCAAACACCACCCTGGGCGACTTGGACGACGCCGTGAAGCTCCACAGTGCTCAGCTTGCCAATTCGGAAGCTGACTTCGATGCTGCGCTGAAGCCTATTCCCGCAATCGAGGTAGGATTGGTGAAGACGACCAATCAGCTTGCTCTGACTAGCGTCCAGATCACCGGAATCGCGACCGACCTACACAAAGCGACCAGCGACGCGACTAAGCCTCAACCGTGGTGGCGGAAATCGCTGGGCTATGGGAACCTCGGAGTAAACATCGCGTGCCTCGCTACTCATTCATGTCCATTTTGAGGGCTGCATGGCTTGGCAACTTTAC